CAACAATATTATTCTTGTCAAAATAATCGAAAAATAATTTAAAACAATTTTCACCATGTAAATAAGACTCTATCAAAACAGCATTGCATTTATCTCTTAGCAAATCGTCATAAGTTAAACTATCTCCCACTTTATCAGCGTTATACCACTGAACAGTATTAAATAATGTATTTACTGAAAGTGCTCCTACATATCTTTTCAAAACTGGATGATAAACAATATTACGTTTAAGAAAATTTAATTTCATCAAATCTCTAGATGGTTGAGTAATTGGTGTTTTATCACCATTTGTTATTGTCATACCTAGATCTTCAACAACTTTCTTAACAGTGAATAAATTATAGTTAGAATTTACAGTACTACTAAAAGTTTTATCGTCTCCACATACATAATCATTAACTCCTAAAACATCATCTATTGTTGCATTTGGTTTACTTCGATAAACCGTTAATGCTGTCAACGCTTTATTAACCAGACAATTTATAAGCAAAGTCATCCAAGTTCCTGATGGAATTGAATGAGTAGTTGCCCATAATTCATCGGCTACTAAAGTCCATGATCTAGCAATAGTGACCATTAAATAATCTAAAACCTTAACATTTGATCCCTGATAAATAGATTTAAAAACATCCTTAATAGTTAAAACTATTAAAGCCAACAAAGAACCGTCCCATTTTCCATAATCTTCATCTCCAAAAACTTCTCCAGTAGATAACTTCATGACCATTTTATGAAAATCAGTATATGGATTAAAACCAACACAAACTCCAAAAGTATGTAAATTCTTCTTAAACCAAGGTATTAACTCTCCTAAAATTTTCTTAGACCACCAAATATGGGGAAAAGGCATAACCCTAAATAATCTAGGCTCATTCATTTTAGCTTCTGTTCTTAACTCATCTTTAAAAGTTTCTCTACATACGAAATCATCTTCATCAAAAATTTCATTATTAGCGTTATCTCTTAATCTATATAAAACTTTATAACCTTCCGGTTTAATAATTTTATTTTCGAAATCTAAATAACTCTCCTTACCTTGCAAACATGCAAAACCATTAGATGTATCTTTTTTAAAACTTTTGACATTTTCTCCTCCAAAAGATGTTTCTTCATCTGACAAATCATGAATAAAATCAGGCAAAATAGCTCTTATAGCTTTGCTAATAAATTCCAATTCATCCTCACTTAATAAACCTTGGTGTTTAAAGGATTTAGTTGATATCCTCATCATATTCTCCTTAACTTGTGAAATATTACGGCCGAAAATAGGTGGTTGTTTTAACTCTAATTCTCCTGGTGCTATCTCATTATTAGATTGTAACTCGTGAATAGTTTTATATAAATTTTTCGTGTCATCATTCGTACTAATGTGCAAAGAAGATGGTAAAAAAGATGTTTTAATATTTTGAGAACCGTAGTTAATCCATTTAGGATCCGATTCATATGTTAGTCTTACACCTGAAAAATCATTTTTAACATTATCTCTAATATCAAAATTCCTTAAGGTGGGTTTACTATTCATCAATTCATTGAGTTCTTCACACAACCAAGAAGGGAAAATTTGGGAAAAACCCTCTTTTCCATTCCCCGTTACATGAATTCCTACAACTCTATCAGAATCATAAACAACAGAACCACATAAACCAGCTCCTTGTACCATGTATTGTAAACCAGTATTTGCCAAATGAGTTATGATTTTAATATCTCCTTTGACTCTATACTTATATACAATTTTATCTTTATTCTTTCCTACATTCACGCTTGGGACTAAAGGAATAATTCCATAAGGTGACACAAACATATTAGGACTGAACTTATTTACGTCTGTCCCTCCAAATCTATTAAAAGTTTTATAAAAAGGTATAACATCAATAAATTCACATACACAAACATCACTCATTAAATAATTATTAATAACTTTAACTTTAACGCTTTCCATTTCCTTATGTCCTTCCTTAAAATGGTCATAAGATTGATATATATCAATTATCATACCCTCAGGATCTACATGAGAATTAGTAATAAATCTTCTACCAGAAACTATAATACACGAATGTATTTTAGTTTTAGTATTGACCATTATACGACAATGATTTTTCTTAAAAGATTCAGCACTAGATGTATTAAAAACCAAATCTTGAAATAAACTTTCTGATCTTTTCTTAGATTCCATAAACTGAGAATAAGTAATTTCATTACTACTCTTAGTCCCAAAAATCCAACTTAAAAAACCTTCAGAACTTGCTTGTGGGATTTGTAAAGACGCTATATAATTTGCCATAATAAGAACATAAAAATAAATAGTCAATTGTAAAGCAAAAGCTAGAAATAAATCTGGTTCTAAACCAATACTAAGAACTACATTAACGACAATATTTACGAATTTATCAACAATATTAAAAGTAGCATTGGTAATAAAAGCAAATCCTTCCTTAACATAATTACGAACAACAGCATATGAAACAGGCACTCCATCTACACAATATACTACTT